TCTCAGTCTAATCAGACGAGTGATGTTATATACAATAACACGTACAAGATGGTTATGGCTGATGATGGCAAGGTTATTGGTCAGTTTATACTTGTGAAAGATCAGATAGCAGCCATGCCGCATCACTTTGTTCGTGCTTTTGCAAGCAATGTAAATGCGGGTTCGCTTTCACCTGATAGTGTTATTACGCTTATTAAAGCTGATCAAGCAGAAAGTAAGCGTAGTATCACTGTTGGTGAATTTCTCGGTTTGCGCAAATGTGGCGCGGAGGAGAGTGATATTTCATTTGTACAATTTGACCACAGAACATTACCTCCAGGTAAAGATATAACTGGACATTTGTTTGAGTCTGAGGCTTTGGAGCGTGCTATACGAACACGCCCTGGAGTGAGGCTTGATGTATGTCGGGTTATTAAGAGGAACAATGGGAGCTTGTGTACTTCTAGGCAAACTATGTTTTCAAGTACGTGTGAACACGTTGAAGAACTTGCTGTGAAGGAATTCACTAAGAAGGATCTCGTTATGTACCAGATGCCTACAGAAGTTGGTCAATGTGGAGCACCATTGTGTGTGATGGAACCCAGATTTTTCAAAGGGAAGTCTTTCATTGGTTTTCACGTGGCTGGAAAGAAGGAGGTCTTCACAAGATATGGTTTTGCCACTCCTTTAACCACAGAGATGGTTGATGAAGCAGTGAAGTATTTCTCGCCTCGAGTGACAGATGCTTCATTTGCGGTCGAGTCTGGGTTCGACATAGTTGAATCTAGTGCTGAGACTCAAAGTATGCTACAAGAAGTCGGCTTGATTGGCGGATCCTTCACTTTATTAGGTGAAGTTTTACAACCAATTCACACCCCACCTTTCACGAAATTGATCTCGACACCTATGAATCAGTCCCAAGTGTTAGGTGAATTCACCCATCGTCCTGCGCATTTACGCTCAGTTGTCATAGATGGCGAAGTGCGCTATCCCATGGTTGAAGGCTTACGTAATTATCAAAGCCCCGTTCATGACGAGGGTGTTGAACATCTAAGTATGTGCGTAGCTGTTGCCACAAAGCCTTTTAGGCAAAAGACGTTACATGAGAGCAGGTTTATCTTTGATTTCACTGAAGGAGTACGTGGTGTTGAGGGTCTTAAAATTAAGACCATTAACAGAAGTACTTCGGCTGGATATCCTTATGTACTTGGTGTGACCAATGGCAAAAAGGACTTCTTTGGATATGGAACCGAGTTTGAACTCACTAGTGATAAAGCTAAGGAGTTGGAACAAAAGGTTAATCATATCATCAGTGAAGCGAAGAAAGGCGTTAGGTTGTTGCATTTATGCACTGATTTCCTTAAAGATGAGCTGCGCCCTCCCCACAAGGTGGATGCATGTCAGACACGAGTTATATCAGGATCTCCTTTAGATTATGTTATTGCTGTGAGGATGTATTTTGGTGCATTTATTGCAGCATGTTTTCGACACAACATCGACACAGGTCTTTGCCCAGGTATTAACCCTTACCAGGAATGGTGGCGTTTAACGCAACACTTAAGATCTGGTGGGAAGACCAAGGTGTTTGACGGCGATTTCAAGCGGTTTGACGCTTCCGAACAACCAGTCATATTGTGGGCCATTTTGGACTTTATAAATGATTGGTATGATGACGGAGAGGAGAACCGTCTTGTACGTGAAGTGTTGTGGTTGGATGTAGTCCAATCTCGACATTTGTCCGGTCATAACGGTGAGTTGAAGTACATTGTGCAATGGAGTAAATCATTACCTAGTGGTCATCCTCTAACCACGATTATCAACTCATGGTATTGTTTATTTGCTCTCACGATTGCATATGCCAACACTGTTGGTGATGTGGTTAACATGTGGGAGCATGTATCCCCTGCTTCTTTCGGAGATGACAATATCGTTGGAGTGGACGATCATGTTTGTGATCAGTTCAACCAGGTTACTGTTGCAGACGCAATGCGACAGGTTTTACGCCTGGAGTACACAAGTGGTAGTAAGGACGGAGTTTTAACACCATTTAAATCATTAGAAGACTGCACATTCTTGAAGAGAGTGTTTCTTAGGTCCGATGATGATTTAATGGGTGGGTGGACTGCGCCTCTTGCGTTTGAGAGTTTTCTTTATACAACGTATTACACGAAGTGTAGAGGACATAATGATGATGAGTATGTTGCTAAATTGGAGGCTTCGCTTGGTGAGCTGAGCCTCCACCCAGCAGCGACCTGGGATGAGTATTTCCCCAGGTTTAAGGAAGCTTTTGGGTATGTGCAAGCTGTTCCTTCGCTCCTTACACGGAGCGATTACCGTGAACTCATATCTTCAAGAGATGACTTTTGGTTTTAGCGTATATACGGAGTCTGTATCTTAAATAGTTGGAAGCTCCAAGATTTAAGACTTGTCAGGAAGCTGATCACCCTGCCTTTTCAGGTTACTACTCAGATTGGATCAGAGAAGAGCTACCCTGTGTGCCTTTTGAGATGGAAGCACACAGTAATACATCTCGCTACAAACCAAATTAAGGATACCGCGGCTCTGCGCGATGAACAAACAGAGCAAGAGATAGAGGGACTTTCTGTCGATCAGACTCCCGCAATTACAGGATTGACAGATTTTGCCAATGAGGCAATTGTATCTACTATTGTTGATTCTGGTAAGCCTGGTGCGACAAATTTGATTGTGGATGATGAATATCAAGATGTTAAGCGCTTCTTTGAGAGACCACGTTTAATTACATCTTTTTCAGCGTCCACTAGTCGGGGTGTCAATTATGTTTCCGATGTATCCAATCCAGTTACACAATATTGGCCAGCTGTTGCTGCCAATCGTCTGAATGGAGTCTTGGGATATAATTGTACCATTAAGTACACCGTTACTGTTGCTGCTACACCTTTTCAACAAACAGTTGTTGTGCCAAATTTTCAATATAATACATGGGATGGAGCGAATAGCACGCATCCACGGAGTAATTATCCTGCATTAGTGACAAATTTGCCTCATGTCCGTTTGGACATAGCAGATGCTACTATGGCGGAGCTGGTTGTTCCGTTTACAGCTGCATCGAATTATTTCGACTTAGCTAACACTATTGCTGGAGGTGGGGATAATTATATACGAACCTACGGACGTTTTGCTGTTACCACCATCTTACCATATGCTGCTTTAACTGTGGCTGCGCCTACTTTTAGAGTTTATGTCTCTTTGCATGATATGAATTTGTTCGGTGCTGTGCCTGTTACATTGAATGCCGTTTTACCTCAAGCTGGGCTTGCTGATGCTGCCGAGAAAGAGACGAAACGTTTAGTTAAGAAAGCAGGCACTGTGGTCCGTACGACTATGGGGATTCCAAAAGTATCTGGCGTTATTAGAAACGCAGCATGGCTAGCTGGAAAGGTTGCCGGAGTCGCTGAGGCTTTTGGTTTTTCAAAACCTATAGATGAGCTTCCTATGAAGCGCAGATGGCACACTGGTTATACGTACGACACACATGTCGATCAACCGTCAGAAGCTTTTACAATGGCTCCTTATCAGTCAAATAGATTAGTATTTGACTCTAAGGTTACCAATAGTGAGGTTGATGAAATGGCATTTAAATTTGTGTTAGGTAAGTATGCTCAAACATTTGTTGGAGATATGGCTACATCGGATGTTGGTGGCACTGTTTTGTATGCCGCTAACGTGAGTCCTACTAGTTTTTGGTTTAAGTCGAACACTGGTAGACCAGGAGGTAACACCGCTATGCCTACTAGTGCAACTCTTACAACTAATTGCTTCGCTCCAACTGCCTTGTGCTATTTAGCTCAAATGTTTAGGTATTGGACTGGGTCCATAAAATTCCGATTTTCTTTTTGTAAAACCAAATTCCATGCAGGACGTGTCTTGGCGTCTTTTATCCCAGCCACTTATGACACCCTTAATACTTTTGTTTTATCCAATCCTGTGCCAGTTCCCGAGATAGCTGGTGGACTAGTACAGCCTTTTCAGTATTCAACCATATTTGATTTGAAAGATGGCAATAGTTTTGAGATTGAAGTACCATATATATCATCACGACCTTGGATATCCGTTTTAGGATCTTCTGGTGGATTGTCTTTAACAGTGGTAGATCCTTTGATAGCATCTGGAGAGACTTCTAGTTCCATTACCTATTTGGTAGAAGTGTGCGCCGGTGATTCGTTTGATTTAGGTTCATTTACTGGTAATGGTTTGTTTCCATTTGTTGGCTTGAATCCAATTGGTTCATTAGCTGCACTACAATCTGGGCTGGATGTGGCACCTAACGAAGATGTCACTCAGTATACTATGGGAGAGAAATTTTCATCTATTAAAGAGTTGATTCAAATTCCTCATACATCTAAGAAAGATATGGCAGCTGGTAGTAATGCCAACTGGATTTTCCCCCATTGGACTGTAGCACCTAGATTTACACATTCCATACCTATGGCTCCTACTACTACCGCATGGTATGCTAAATCTCATTTAGTTGCTTTATCACGCATGTACACTTTTGTATCTGGAGGAACAAATTTTAATTTGTATTCCGAACGTGGATTTTTGGGTTTTCTAGGACAGGCTGGGCAGACTTGGAGGGATAATGACACTGGAACGGTTGCTTTTCAAGATCCCAGGTTTAAGACGTTAGGTCCAATTCCTAAGGTTATAATTGATAACACTGGAGTGGCCCATCTCAAACAACCTTCTTACCAAAGATCTTTGCGTGCTCCAATAGAGGGCATGGTTAATGAGGATGTTGTTAATTGGGAATTCGGTAATAGTAATTTTAAATACATAAATTCCTCCACTATAACCACGGCTACATTGTTCAATTTGGTTAATCGAAATGCGCAGGTTAATGCTATTAATATTGGTATTTCCGCTTCCGATGATTCCACTTTGTATAATTACATTGGTCCTCCAATGTGTATGTTGGGAACTTCCCTTCAATCAGTGGATATAGAAAAATCCAACGCTAGCTTTTATTTTTAGGCGTATAGTGTGATGACTATAACATCAATCCTTTATTTAAAGGCAGGTTCATATTACCTGGGCTTCGGCTAAAAAGTATTTGAGCTTTTAGAGATCCTCTGAGTTGGCCAAAAATGCCATCCATGAGTACTTCTCTGAAAGCTATACTGGTTTTTATACCAGTTTACTGGTATTTCCAGCTATTGGAAAAACTGCAGTATCGCCGTAGATAATTTTATTATCTCCGGAACATTAAGGCCCCCTAACAAGGGTTGCTTAATACACGGCGAGCTGCGGCTGCGCCGGTGAAAGCAATCATTGCAAATTGGGC